CCTTGTTCATCATGGTCGAAACAAATCTAATGCTTCGTAAAGATTATGACGGTGATTTCGTTGATGGTTCTTTGGCTTATTTCACGGATACTATAAACATATTTTCACAATTAGCTGTTTCAAATACGGACTAGAGTCTATTAATTCCAGTTAATTATTTTTATTAATTATTCCTGAACCAAGGTCTTTGTGGTGTTCTAGATGTCTCATTCTGTATCATCGTCACCGTTCCAGATGATGGTATCATCGTTCCAGATGATGTATTCACCCGTCTTCCCCACGGAGAATAATTAGACGTAGTAGCTGATGGACCTGCCAACAAACGTATAAGGATGATGATAACGAGGGCAAGTATTACGGCCTGAACTAATTGTCGGGAACTGCTTTGATTGTTTTTCATTTTATATATACTATAAAGAAATTAAAATAGATATCAATTTCTAAGTCTATCAGATGTTGGAGTGGTGTTGGTGGTGCTCTTCTTTTTTTGTTGTCGTTGTCGTGGTCGTTGTCGTGGTCGTGGTGGAGAATTCTTTGGCGATGGCAAACGAACTCTGAAGTTTTGTATTTTCTTACAAATGTCAGCGCGTTTATCTGAGGCAGATAATTGAATGCCCATCTTGTTGGCAAAAGCACGAAGTGTGGCCAAAGGATAAGTGCTGCACACCCGAGAACCAATTCTGAAATTCTTATTTTCTCCTGACATGATGTATTCTTTACCGTTATGCGTGAATGGAGCATACTGAACGATGCCCATGGTATTTACGAGTTTTGCACAAATGAGGTCTTTCGAAGAACGATTGGTTAGACCGACTACACCTTGTTTTCGTGCGATGTTGTGCAACGCATCTCTGGAATAACGCATGCATTGACGAGTTCCAATCTTGAGACCGAATTTTGGATCCAAAATTAACCGAATATTTTGGGATTTATTTTTGTTTTTACTCGATTTCTTATAACAACAATTGAAACCTTGTGGATTTTTACGAATAATGTTTGTCGCTGTAGCACATGTTCGACCACCATTCACTGGTTGTCGAGACTTTGGGCATGTGCTCTTCTTTGTAACGACCGATTTCTTTGTCTTCACTATAGTGCCCGTGCTTATTTGTAAACCATAGACCAATCCCTTTGAATAAAATTGTTTTATCAATTCAACACCAGCCGTATACGCAGATAACAGTTTATTCATGCTGTCTACCCCTTGTATTTGAATGACACCTGTGGTGGTCATCACATATTTATAATTATTGGGGTGTGTGTAATATAATTGAGGAGAAAGTTCTGGTTCATACTGTGCGTATTGCACATATGACTTCGCTATTTGAGTGAGTTTAAGTTTACCATTTACTTTGAATTGACCAGAAAGATTATTGAATTCAAGTGGTTTATACAAAGATGGTTCACCCTTTGTATAATTATCGACAATGTATTTACGAATGAGTTCTGGTTCCTGTTGGAAATCGGTTGACGACACGAAACCGCCAGAAAAACGAATTTTACCGTTGGAATAGAGTGTGAAACTCACACCCTTCTTTATTGAACCTTTAGATACATTTAGTTTGAATTCCACTGCAAAGTATGTATCGCTAAATTTTCTTTTACCAGTGAACCAATCTTGGTTAGATGGTCCTTTCCATCCATTTTTATTGACAGTGATTCCTTTTTGGAAACGACCGTATATGGCTGATATTTGAACAACGTCAAGTTTCAAACCATTTCCAATATTGGCGGATGTTCGTAATGGCCTGGTCAAAGGCGACAAAATATCTGCAGTTGACCCACCTGCTTTATTGACAGTGATGTTATACATGCCCACCTTGAGACTGCTTATGTTGAGAGTATTTGATCGAAGTGCGTTCGATAGTATGTTATTGATATTCGCATTTGAGAGAGGCGACGACGATGACGCGGACGCGGACGCGGTTGGAGCCATTCCGAGATCCATTTCAATTTTTCGGGCTAACGCGCTATTTCCTGAAGAACTAGAACTACTTCCAGAAGTGCTAGGATTTTCACGCACTACCTGAACATTTGCAGACCGAACGAACGATTGGGCTTTAAACTTGTCCATTTATATTACTGACTATTTTATTTCTAATTGTAATCACCACCGTAAGTATCTTCGTTAATCACATCTAAACCAAATATAAACGGTTGATTAGGATAAAACTTTCCATTGTAGGTGCATTCGTGATTTCGAACATCGATATCTCTGGAACTGAATGGACCCGCGTAGAAATCTGAGTTGAAGCGCGGTCTTCCCAAGTTGTTTGCTTGGCAGTGCATGTTGAATACCTTGACGAATTCCTTTTGAGGGCACACCAACTCCTTTCCGAAGCGAATATTGGTTGATTCCAAGAAGTTGTGAAGCGTGCTCGCAACCATCGCGACTTGTTTCTGAATGCTCTTGAAATATTCTGGCACGACATTCCATATGTCCTTGTTTTTGTATTTTTGGGCGTATATTAAGTAAGCACGGACACACTTGTAAAGAATTGCTGGGAGTTCTACTTCCAATTTCTCATCCAAAGTAGGATCAGCATCCTTGACCTGTTTACAAAAGTTCCAAGGTAATACACGACGCAAAACACTCCCAGAATTATCTCTCCAACTTGGGATTTCGTTGCCACCGAAACATCCCGGGCTCTTCCATTGGATGGACTTTGCCTTTTCGTGTTTGACTGCGATGGACACATCTTCGCCGCTTACAACGGACTGAAACTCAGCTTGTTCTAAGCACAGATCACCTTTGACTTCGGGTGCAATGAACATGAACGAATCGTAAATAGACGAGAGACCAAACTTTTTCTCAACATTATTTGAAAGGGTCTTGACATCATCGGGCTCGTAAAATTTACGGAACACCTTGGTGATGATGGTAGATTTACCAGAACGAGCAATGCCCTTGAAAAAAGGAATAATCTGCCAGGCATCCATATCATTCAAGTCAAAGCAGAGTCGACCACCCATCACATACACCCAACGACACACTTCATCTTCGAAACCTTGGTATGCCAGAATGGATTGGAAATACGGGGTAGGAATGTCCATCCAATCATCCAAGTGGCTGTAATCTTCGAAGCGTGCGTCAAAATATTTGCAACTCACTATGGTTGGATCCAAACACTTGAATTCGCGACTCTCGTAGGTATAGAATTTGCATTCATACATACCGGTATTGGCTGTAAATTGCTTACCAACGAAGATACCATTCTTGAAGGACCATACATTTCTGTTCTTGGTGATTTCAGGAAACTGCATGTCGTTACAGTAAGTCAAGTAGTGAATGACATCCTTGAAACCAGACCCACGACTAGTCAAATTCTTCCATAATTCAAACGTAATCTCTTTCTGTGCCACACTATACACGTAATCCTGAATAGACATGATGGTATTCCAGGCGCGCGTCTTATATCCTTCCGGTGTTGTAAATTGTTGACAGCATTGTCCTTTGTATCGTCGGATCATGTTCTTGTATGTCTTGTCAAGGATACTCAGGATGGCTTGTTGATAGGGGCTTAATTCATCAACCTTATTCATGGTTGTGCATCTAAAAAGTGAATGATCGGTTTCTGGATTGGCGGGTGCGTAGGTCGGATTATTAATGCGTTCATAAATACGAGTATTTCTGAACACAATCTGGAAGGCATCGTCTACTTGTTCAATCAAAGAGTTGATGCGTTCTGAAATCTTCCTTTCATCGTCTGATCTTTCTTCATCTGAAATACCCAACGCTTTGGCTCTATGATACAGGGCACCCATCAATTCAAGCTCTCTTTTTTGTTTGCCCGTGATGCTTTCCATGTCTACTCTAACTGGCATCCCAGTTCCTGAATCTAGATCATTCTGATTGAAAAACTTATTGTATCCAAGCTGAAAAGAAATGTGCGAGTCATTTCTCTTATGCATACACCATTCACTTTCGAGATAGTCGAGATAATCGGTCAGCTCTTCATTGTTCAGAGTTTGAATCTGATTCCTGTAGAGCTCCATGTTGGAGGCATCCTCATTCACTTCCTGGTTAATGTAATGAGTTCCAGATGCCTCCATCTTTTAGTTTATTATAAGTAGTATCATTTTCTTAATTGTCTTTTTTGTTGAGGGTGGACAAGATTTTAAGTAGTATCTTGTTTTGCGTAGCGAGTTGACTACCAATATCGAGAAGAGCGGTGCATACCGTGTCGCCCTCTTCTGTAGCGAGGGTGGCAGACAACAGGCCCCCCAGGACATTCATCTCGTTATCGAACATTTCGTCCTGGCCGAATTCCATGTCACCCTCTTCGCCCTCATCATCACCATCATCATCACCCATCTCCATCTCTTCGGTTTCATCCACCTCGTCGAAGTCGTCCTCTATTTCAATTTCATCTTCTTCATCTCGCTGTGGGGGTGTCTTAACTTCAGGAGACATTTATATATGTACTCTAGAAATCTTAAAGTCTATTTTTTCGCACTGCGATAAACAGGGGAGAAATACCAAAAAAAAAATATTGCTGTACAGTACAAAAAAAATGGCTGGTGGTCTCATGCAATTGGTTGCGTACGGCGCTCAAGACGTCTACCTCACGGGGAACCCCAAGGTGACTTTCTTCCAAGCTGTGTACAAGCGACACACGAACTTCGCGATGGAAAACATCGAACAAACTGTCAACGGTACCGCGTCCAACAACGGCCGCGTGTCCGTCACGATTGCGCGCAACGGTGACTTGATCGGCGAAATGTACGTCGAACTCCTTGCCGCGTCGGGTGTCAGCACCCGTGATGGTGACCGCTCCGTCCTCGGTGGCTGCTGGGCTGCCGAGCGTGCGGTGAAATCGGTGGAACTTTCCATCGGTGGTCAACGCATTGACAAGCACTACCAACTCTGGTGGCGCTTGTACTCGGAGCTTTTCCTCGATGAGTCCAAGAAGGCTCAATGGGGTAAGCTCACGTCCAAGCACGTTATGGCCGGTTCCACGCAAACGGTCTTCCTCCCCCTCCTTTTCTTCTTCAACCGTAACCCAGGTCTTTATTTGCCACTCATTGCTCTCCAATACCACGAAGTCCGCCTCGATTTCGACCTCTCGTCGGAATTCTCCCTATACACGGATGGCACCACGTTCAAAGTGTGGGGTAACTATGTTTACTTGGACACGGAAGAACGCCGCCGCTTCGCGCAAAAGGGCCACGAATACCTCATCGAGCAAGTCCAACACACGGGCTCCGACACGGTCACCTCTGGTGCCTCCCGCCAAGTGCGCCTCTCCTACAACCACCCAGTCAAAGAACTTGTCTGGTGCTTCAACAACGGCTCCGTTGCTAACGCCGCCATGTGGAACTTCACCTCCAACTTGGCGACCTCCAACGCGGTTGTCCTCGATACGGACCCATTCAACGTGTCCGAATCCAACAACTTCTCCTCGATCACCCAATCCACCGGTGCGCCACTCCTCGTGTGCGGTACCCAAGGCAGCGGATGCTCGTGGTCGGAAGATGGGGCGGCGTCCTCCACCCGCTCCGTTGGTCCTATGTCCACGGTCAAACTTGTCCTTAACGGCCAAGACCGTATGAAGGAACAATCGGGTAAGTATTTCAACCAAATGCAACCCTACTCCCACCACACGGGCTGCCCATACCCAGGCATCTACGCCTACTCGTTCGCGCTTCGCCCAGAAGAGCACCAACCATCGGGCACCTGCAACTTCTCCCGCATTGACAATGCTCAAGTTGCGGTCACCATGAAGGGCACCGTCCCAGACAACACCACCATGAACATGTTCGCCACGAACTACAACGTGCTTCGTGTGCAATCGGGTATGGGGGGTCTTGCATTTTCCAACTAGACATAGGTCTTTTTCATTTAATATATACAAAAACATATTTATTAAAATTCCGAAATGGCATTTTAATAACTATATGGGCGGCGGTTAAAGATTTCTTAAGTAGCGCATCCTGGTGCTGGCGGACATTCGCATGGCACAGAATATCCTGATCTATTTGCGAATAGGAAGGGTAAGCGATCGTTTGGACCAACCAACCCATTCGGTGTTGTGCTGATGGGAACATTTGCGAATGGGAATAGCATTCTCATGTATCCATTTTCTAAACGAAGCACATTGTAAGACAATGCATATATTCGTAATTCTCTACGATACTTGTCTTGTGGAATGAGATTTATCTTCATCACTTGATTATTTATGACACTGAAATTTCTTTGACCCGTGGGACTCATTTTTTCAGGTTCAGTTGAGAACGAAAAGGAATAAAATCGCCGAGATGTCGGTGTTCTGGTGTGATGTAATCCACTTTGAATTGCTTTTAAAAATAAATAATTTCCATTATCTTCGTTTATTATTTCTTGTCCATCGAGTATGAAACGAAGGTTATACATGTGTTCATAAAATACAATATTTGATTGAGAATCTACTTCAACATCTATGTTGTCGTAATTACATGGCGCGATGGAAAGCCGATTATCGTATCGTTGGCACTGAAACACTATGTATAGTTCCTTGATTGGATTTACAAGTTTAGTTCTGAATTCCCAAGTATATTCACCTAAAGGAACGAGTTGTGTTTCGGATTGCTGAATTTGGGTGAATGTAAAATCCCTGTTTGTATTCATGAGAATATTCTTTTCGTATTGATCCAGAAATATAATCTCCGTATTCATTTTAAAATTGGAAATTTTTATTTCTGTGAATTCTTTGTATGTATCCGACTTTATGACATATCTTTCCGTGTAGAATACATCTTCTCCGTCTCTTGAAATTGCTACTACTACTTCTGCGCCGTATGTTAGGTAGAGTGGTTTGGAATAATACAACACATATCCATCACCATCAAAATCATAGACACGATAGGCTTCTGCTGCTTGTAATCCAACAATAACTCGGACACCATCTCCATTCAATGCGAAGTGACACGCTGGTTCGAGATATGGTATTGAATATGTAACATCGTTCTCTTCCTCCTCGTATGTATGAAATAGATACAAAACCGAATTATCTATATCCAAAGCGGCGGTCACTGTCCCATCTCCAGATATTTTCGTGTATCTCAAATTACCTGCTCCCGTCGCTGTCAATGTTCTCCATACGATTGGATTTGTTTCATTTGTATAATCAATCATTGTCAAAGTGTTTCCGGTTTCTTGTCCAACTACAACAATTTTTGAATCGTCCGACATGGCTATTGATTGGCCATATCCTATTCCTAAATTAATTCTTGAAACTTCTCGTTTGTCAATGTAATACACAATATCACCAGTCGTTGGATTACCAGTAACAAATGTATTATATTTATGAGAGGTCGCTGAACTGAACGTGTTTGAGTCGGCTACAAATTGTTCTCCCGAACCCATGGCTCGACCGTTTGTTATGGCATTCATTTTGGGGTCTGAATTTCGGTACAAAACATTTGTTTGAAAACGCCAGAAAGAAATAGATTCTCTCTCCAAATCTGGGACAAACTGCGTCAAACGATATGGTCCAACTCCGTAGTATTGAAAAGTATCACCTATTAATGCGTAAATATATGTAGTTATGCGATTAGATGTGTATGTTTCTGATGTTAATACGCCTATTCCGTGAATCGGAGTTCCATCTATTTCATTGAGATCCAAATCTGGTAAAAATTCCATAGAGTGTATATTTTTATTCATATTTCTGTCATATGCCCTTTGATATGGAACTTCTGGATATTCAAATTTTAAGAAATTTCTCGAAATGATCAAATCATCAAGTTTTCTTATTTTTACTTGTATCTCCACCTCTTGGTTTTTGATTGTACAAATTGGTAGAGCCATGTGAGGTTGTTTGTAAAAATAGAATGGAATGTCAACAACAAACTTTGTAGTTTTATTAAAGTTCAATAAACTGTATTTATAGGTGTAATCGTCTGTTATATTGAGTATAGGTTTCTTTCCAACAGTCTTAAACAGACCGTATTGTTTTGTTTCTGTCGTGCTCTGCTCTGAATATATTTGTAAATAATCCGTAGTAATTCTTTCAATTAATACACCCCCAATGATTAAATCTGCATACTCTATGAGTGCGTGTCCAACTGAATCAACATATCCATAATTAAATAATTTGATTGGATCGAGTTCGAATTCGAAACTAATTTTAGAAATCATATCCCCTTGGTTGTTTGGGAGTTTATAGGATAATAAAGTGTCAAAATCGGAAGGAACTACTGATTCAAGGGTGATATTTTGTCTCACAAAGTGCGTGTGTTTTCTATGAACTTGTGTAAAAAAACTAAATTCTGGATTATCCGTAAAATATTTATCTTGTTGACCGACTGTTTCTATTTGAAGACGACCAGCCATATCTACTACTAAAACAGATTAAAACTTGAGGCCAGCCAACCCACTTTGTATTCTGAGCACATTATAGGACAACGCATACACTCTGAATTTATTGTCTTTGCTATGAACATATGCTTTTACACCTGGAGATAAACGACCAGTTGAAAACCTTAATATGACTGGAACAGTACCATCACTCGCGTGAGTGTATGCATCGTCGTATCTTCTGCTTGAGTAGACATAGTATATTTCTGGGTCAATTTCCACTTCCAATTGTTGATGAGAAATTCTACTCATGTTGATTTGACCGGTTGGATAGTGTTTTTCTGGGTTGAGTGCGAAACTATACATTCCAAATTCAGATGAAAATTTAAAAGGTATGAATTCATTATGTCTGTATCTATATTTCATTTCAGGTTGTGCAGGTATATTTACGTGATTTTGAATGGGTTGATTGTATACTAAAAATTCATGATTTCCATCTAGTATGACTTCACTATTTATTCGTAATTTAACATTCTTAATTTCTTGATATCTGTTTGGATTTTTGAACTGTGTGTACGCATCGTTTTGACAAATAAAAAACAATTCCTTGACTGGATTTTTAAAATTCAATTGTACTAACTTTTTTGTTTGCGGATATGCAATGGTGAATTGTGCTAATTGTAGTTGTGTGATCACATAATCGATTGGTCGAGACATTAAAAAGTGTCTCTCTGTATTTTCTAAAAATCCAAACGTGGCTTCCAATGACACTCGTTGTAGATCAGCATACATAGTTGGTCCCAGACCACCAAAAACAATATCATTCAATGTTTTCAATTTAATTCGTACTTGAATGGGTTGTTTTGTTAATGCACACATCGGTATAGACAAACTTGGATTTCTATAGAAATAAAAGGGAAAATCGAGGATGTACGTTTTATAATTATTTCTCAAATAGCTCGGTCCCGAAGCTCCTACAATTTTATAGACATCATCCAATGCGTCATCATCATATAAATCAATGAAGTTTCCGTGTCCATTCATCTTCGTGAGTGCTCTCTTTACGTCGTTGTCTGTGTTGTGTATTTGTTGATGCATGTAAATATATTCTCCTGTAAGTCTTTCAATTAATTGTCCCCCAATGTATAAATCAGCAAACTCCACCATTTCAGTGCATAACGATGGCACATAGGGTATATTAATAAGTTGTGTATACGATGGAAGAATTTGTTTTCCTCTCAATGTTTCTGGAATAGCTGAATCTTCAACATTATTTATAGTTACTCGTAAAGCGAGATTTCTCAATAAATCACCTTTGGAATATGGAATATCACAAAAAAATTCTTTTCCAAACTCTGCACTGCCATCGAATGGTAATTCGATTTGTTCCATTGAGAACTTTGAGTGTCGTTTGTATCGTATGAAAAAATGAGAGACTTCTGGGTTGTCTGTAAACCAGGCATCTTGAACACCTCGAGTGGCGAGTTTCAAAGTACCACTCATTACTATAGTATGTGATGAAAAAAACATCAAATACAGGACACAGATCAGGTGAGTAAAAATGTTAGATAAAAAAACAGGGTACTGTAGTAAGATGTCTTTGAACCTTCAACTCAAGAAATTCGATGTTTCAAAGATGACAGATGATAAGATATGTGTTTTTATTGGGAAGAGAAACACTGGTAAATCATATCTCATCCGAGACATTATGTATTACAAGAAACATATTCCAAGTGGAATAGTTCAATCGGGTACTGAAGAAGGAAATGGTTTTTATGGAACTTTTATTCCTGATTTATTCATCTATAATGAATATAACCAAGAAGCAATCGAACGAGTGATGGCTAGACAAAAAAGTATAGTCAAAGCAAATAAACCCAATAACGGCACATTTGTTCTTTTGGATGATTGTATGTATGATAATAAATTCTTAAAAGACCCAGTCATGAGACAGATATTCATGAATGGTCGCCACTTCAAGATTTTTTTCATTTTGAGTATGCAGTATTGTATGGATCTTCCTCCAGCATTGCGAGCAAATATAGATTATGTCTTCATATTGAGAGAAAACATAGTCGCCAATAGAGAAAGATTATGGAAAAACTTTTTTGGTATATTTCCAAATTTTGACTTGTTTTCCAAAACCATGGATGCTTGCACGGAACATTACGAATGTCTTGTTTTGGATAATACAGTAAAATCAAATCGCATCGAAGATTGTGTATTTTGGTACAAGGCAAAACATCCAGCCCCCAAATTCAAAGTTGGATCTCCACAGTTTTGGGCGATGCACAAGAAAATGTATAATCCCAAATATGAACAATCTTCAGCAGACGCATCGAAAGCAAAAAAACAACGAGTGACTATAACAAAAAAGAAATGAATGCGTCAGTCAACTTTTCATAAAACATTTATACATATAAAATGAGCGTTGAAACAATGAACATAAATAGTAATGATGATGGAATGGTGCCGTTGAATCCATACGTTCCACCTCGTCCAGAGGTTCCTATTCTCCAAGAACAAAACAATCGTCCACCTCCACCAGTAGATGATAAATTTGGAGAAAAAAATATACAGAATAATCAAAGTATGATGATGGACTCCACTCCAATTTCGGATATAATGGACAATAATTCAGGAGGTATGGCTATGATGGAACCGCCAATGATGCAACAAGAACCACGCATGCAAAGCATGATGATGTCTGCTCCTCAACCAACGCATCCACAACAACAAATGATGATGGGTATGGGTATGGGTGTTCAACAGCAAGAACAACCCATTCAAAAGCAATCAGGAAACCCACTCAATTTGACAGATGATCAAATGGAAGCCCTCCTCGTCGGTATTTGTGCAGTTATCGCAGTGAGCAAACCAGTTCAAGAAAAACTCGCCAGTAGCATCCCACGCTTCACGAATGAAATGGGTGGTCGTTCAGCCATCGGGTTGGCCTCTACCGGTCTCGTCGCTGCTCTTGCTTATTACATCACCCAACGATATATTCTTAAGAAATAGATACTATGGGTACTTACTTAATCACTAATTTTTAAACTAGAACCATAGTTTAAAAATTATTATTATTCATTATTCATCAACTTCACACGTCATATAAAATAAAACTCTATTTTTATTTGTAACATTTTCAGTGCCACAATGTAGAACTCGATGTGAATAGATAAATGCATCTCCCTTTTTAACGGTCGCTAGGAGACTTGGTGTCTTTAGAGGAAATCCACGACATTTTTCTTTATAAAATCTTTGTATTATTTCAGGTTTATTAGTTCCAGGAATGAACATCGTTGGACCATTCATGAGCGTGACATCTTGTGGTGCAACAAAAAACGCATATGTATTGGATACACAACTGTCTTCATGAACCCATTGACGAGTTGAACCAGGTTTATTAATCAGTGCTCTTATTTCTTCAATACCAATTATTTTTTTTCCAACAATCTCTTCAAACTTAGGAAACATCATCGTAACAACTTCATCCACTACACCAATCCGTTCTAAAACGAGATCATCCCTATGTTTACCATATGGTAATGGATCAATATCTCTTTCTCGTATACACGTAGCATGTTTATAATTAATATGTTCCAATAATCTATCCGCCATTTCTTCCGTAATAAAATTATTAAATCTCTGAACACCTATCTCATGTATCGAACCTGGAGCACCTTCTTTTAATTCGTATCTTGGAACATCTTTCAATATTTCTAATTGGTCTTTTATTGTAACCTCATGGTTTATATTTCTATAATTTCTTGAAAAATCATGATCTTGAATTTTGCATTCAAACGCAAATAATCTCTCAAGCATTGTGGGTATATCATCTGTTTCATATTTCACTACAATTTCTTCATCCTTCAATTGAGATTGTTCGCCAAGGTGATCTAATTCCCATCCGTGGGCTATACCATTTTCATCTACAGTAACTAATTGAAATATATTATTTCTACGTATGTGTACAAACATCTTAATACTAGTATTGTTTTCTTTTTAAATAGTATTCATCCATGTCACTATAATATATTTGACCCTATCACTTTTGACAATTGCTCCTCTATGAACATATGACCACGATGATGGGAAAAATAAAACTGAACCTTGTTTTGGTTGAATACTGCACCCCACTTTAAAATCAGTCGTACCACCATCGGTTTCATCCATATCATTTAGATATGCTATACAACTTATGAGTCGTCGATCACTTTTTGTATCATCACAGTGCCAATCATAAAATTCATTTTTTCCCATTGACTGTATATTATATCCTTCGTCTCTTACATTTGCAAGCAATGGGTCTAAACCAATAATCGAGTTAATATGGTCAGTATATTTTTTTAATGCTTGAGTGATTGATGTATAAATTATAGAATCTAATTCTTTCCAATCTGGGAAATCAGAAATGAATAATGTGGTAGATTTACGAATTGTGTGATCTACAACACCATGTTCTATTTGACTCGGTTTTTTTCTGTCATCTGTTTTATATTTGTTTATTATTTCTTCGCATACATCTTTTGATAATGCATCATGTACTTGGTATATGAATTCCATATTTAAATATAACGCGATATTCTTTAATTATTAAATCATAAAACTATATAAAATGAAATTAATTCTCTCCCACTCAGACGGTCATGACGATCATCATACACATGATGATAGTAGTGATCATGTTCATACAGTAAATAATCCAGATGATATAGATGAACTCATCATCGACGGATATGATTTAACCGAAATTCCATCTTACATTTCTGAATTGAAAAACATCCGGAAATTATTATTTGTGAGATGTAAAGGGTCTAAAAGACCAGATTGGATTTCCAATTTATATCAACTTGAAGAACTAAACATGTTTGAGGGGAATTTAAGTAGTTTTGACCTTGAATTGAAAGAATTAAAGATATTACGATTGTGTAACCATGAAATATCAAACATTAATTTGTCATGTGATAAACTTTTGGAGGTAAGCCTGTCAGACAATAAAATGGAATATATTCCAAAATGTCTATCAAATGTTAAAATTCTTGACATGGGTTTCAATAAAATCACAGATATCCCCGAGTACATGCAAAATGTTAAAGAATTATCACTGTCTTATAATGACATTAAATATTTACCCAATTATCTTTCTACATTTAAAAATCTAGAAAAGTTAGATTGTGAATATAACATGTTGACGAGTTTTCCTTCATATATTTATATTCCATCTCTAATTGACTTAAATATATCAAGAAATTATATTTCATCCATACCGGAAACTATTGAAGATATGAAAAATTTGAAAGAGTTGTATATGAATCATAATGATTTGACTGATATTACATTTTCTCTTCCTAATCTTGAAGTGTTATCTATAAATAATAATCAATTTTCCAAACTTCCTAAATTACACGAAAATTTAAATTTAAAAGACTTACATTTAAGTTATAATAATATACATTCGTCATGGGATTTAAGTCCACTCAGTAATCTAAATCTAAAAAAGTTAGATTTATCATACAATCCAATTGGCTTCATACCAGAATATATATTCAATATGTCAAACCTGGCATACCTCAATATGTGTAAAACACATTTAGAATACATCCCAGAAAAAATAATGAATTTAAAACATTTAAAGTCTTTAGATATTTCTCACAATAATGTCATATTTCCATATTCTACTTCTAATTTTAATGAAATCATTGTGAGTAAAGATAAAGAAAATGAGAATACCGGTAGACCTTTCATGTATTCTTCATTTATGTACATTCCAGAACCTAAACATCCGCTTAACTAAGACTGTTTAATTCTTTCGCTTTTCTCATACCTGAATATGGATCTCCTCCGCTATACATTGGGATCAATATCAGCATACTGAGAGTCAACGCAGCCATATAGGCTGCATATACCTTTCGTGTTTTCGGTTTGTCTACGCCGAAATTTGTAACGCCTTCTTTAACTTCTTTACTTAGGATTGTAAGCATCCACATAAAAAATGCTGCCATCATGGTCAGGGCAAGGATGAAACCCCAATCAACCGCCATACGACCATTGAGAACAGTCGAACGCAACGCGAGTGGAATGATCATAAACGCCGTTATAAAATTGTAATAAAACCCATCACTTAGAGTATTCATAAGGAATGTTGTCATGTAAACGAGAAAAAGTAGCGCAAATGTAAGTGTCTGAATAACATTCATTTCTGGTTAAAGTAGTCTAAGATTTTATTTATTTATCCTGTATGTAGCTCGTACAAAATCGTGTTTTATTATTTATTGGTTCATATATACCTAACTCGTTTGAAATCTGTTTAAGTTTTTTTGTCTTTTCCCAGAACTCCTGGCTGTGGTCATACTCCTGAACAGTTGAATGCGCGAGTTCATGGAGGAGAACATGCATTATTTCATTTGGTTCACCATCTATACACAATCCAATTTCATATCCTTTGTTGGTGTTGTATCCAAGTGTGTCAAAATACGGTCGTCTATGCGCGGTCAGTGGAATTTCATTTGCTAAATGTTTGAATTCTTCATCTCCTTCTTTGTCGAGATGCTCCCTGAGTATTCTGTATCGTTCCTTGACAATTGTAAGATTTTTTGGCTCATTAGTATGTAACAAAATGAATATATTGATTATAAGGAGTAGCAAAACCACTATCATCTCTTTTTATAAGTAAATATAAATTTACTGTACAATTCTGATATGGGATGTCCAGTGAGACCTTCCCACATCTCCATCTGAAACCCTAATAGTTCTAAATGTGTAATCAGTATATCTTTATATGCTAGGGGTTCTACTTTTGCATCATCTCCGTAAAAAGGTGTGTCTTCTAAATGCACTACCAAACGCTCTCCAAAATTGCCATATCCAGCGTTTCTTTCCAACAAAAAGTAATTCCCAATCGCATCCTTATACGGCGCCCTGAATAATATCGTTTCACTGTCTGGAATGACGCCTATTAATTTACCGCCCGGTTTCATTCTTTCTCGTATCTCTTTCAGACTCTCGTGAAACAATGTCTCACTCTTGAAAATGTAATGTAATGAAAAATTATAACATATGATGTCAAACTTTCTATGAGGACACTTGAATATATCGCCCTCATAAAAATTCACACGTATTTTCATATTTCTCGCTCGTCTTTTTGCTTCTTCCAAAGCGGAAGGTTCGGGATCACACATATTTATTTGTGCCCCACTATCCATCCACTTTTGAAGATCTCCGCCAAATCCTGCTCCAACATCGAGGATGGCATCGCCTTCTCTGGTGACATCTTCGATGAGGGTTCGCTTTATCAAATTGTGATTTTTACGAAGTTCCTCCATTATGACTTACTTACGACGTGCTTCAAAACTTTATATGCCTCTTCCTCGTCCAC